CAGAGTTTGCAATCTCTGCCTCAGATCGCGCAAACAAGATACTGAGCTTTGACGGTTCGGGTGACTTGACGGTCACTGAAGGCAAGGTGGATACAGTGACAACCTCTGTCTCTGCTGTGTCGGCAGGAGGAACGCCCACAGCAAGCGCAACATACACCGCTAGCAGTGGCGCCTTGGCTTTGGCTTTCGGCCTTGTGACGGGCAACACAGGTGCTACAGGAAGCACAGGAAGCACAGGCGCTGCGGGAACAGATGGGTCAAACGCTGGTTTAGCGATGACCTTCAGCAACTCCACCTCTGATGCTGATCCGGGGAATGGTAAATTAGCTTTTAACAATGGAACAATCAGTTCAGTCAGCATTTTGTTTATTGATGATGTTGACGATAATTCTGTGGACATCTCTGGATTTGTGCAGTCGTTTGATGATGTGACGAACTCAACAGCCAGAGGAATCATACTGATTACAAAGGAAGGCACTCCATCAACCTTTGCTTTGTTCAAGGTTAGTGGTGCGGTCACAGACGCTTCTGGCTACACCAAAGTCCCTGTGACACACGTTGTCAGCAATGGCAGTTTCAGCAACACAGATGGGATTACGCTATCGTTTTCATACTCTGGAGCAGATGCTTCTGGCTCATTTACGCTGTCAGACGGATCAACAACGCAAGCGGTTGCAAATGGCGACACCCTGACAGTCACCTCGGGTGAGGGGATTGATGCGACAGTCAGTGCGACAGATACCCTGACAATCGCAGGAGAAGACGCAACAACCAGCAACAAAGGTATCGCGTCATTTTCCAGCGACAATTTTTCTGTCAGTTCAGGCGCGGTCACAATCAAGAATGCGGGCGTTGATCTCACCGCAGAAGTAACTGGGACGCTACCGATTGCAAACGGCGGTACAGGGGCTACGAGCCTAGCCGGGGCGAATATTGTGGCGTCGAATGCCGCTACCACTTTTACTGCCTCACAGCGTGGCACAGTGACGGCGGAAAACGATGGTAGCTTTGATCTAAATGCGGGGAATCATTTTACTTGCACACCCGCTGGGACCATTGATCTGACGTTTACAAATGAGACAGCTGGTCAATCTGGCATGATCTTGTTGACTAATACGACACCACGCACTGTGACAGTGGACGCGGATGTACATCTGAGTGCAGCTGATTTAACAGCGATCAACGTAGCAGGAACGTACCTTATGTCGTACTACTGCCCTGATGGAACAAACGTGTTCCTCTCAACAACTCCTGCGCTGACTGAGGGTTCTTGATGAGTATCATCCAAGGTAGTGCAATGCAAGGAGCATCAAGGAGCTTCTATCCGTTTGAAATCAGCAACTCTTTGCGTTTCAACCGAAGTGACGAAGCATTTTTGAGTTTGACTCCATCTAATAATAATGGCGGAACTTGGACATATAGTACGTGGATCAAAAGGTCTCGTATAAACGACTCCTCGACGTTACTAGATGCATCAGTCAGCGGCGGGGTATACGACCTATTATATTTCCCTAGCGGCAATCAATTGAGATATCTTAATAATACATCACAGCCCGGTGACAGGATGAGTAGTGCATTATTTAGAGACACTGCCGCTTGGTATAATGTCATAATAGCCGTTGATACAAGTAACTCAACTGCCGCAGATCGCATCAAAGTTTACATTAACGGATCGGAAATCACGGATTTCGTTATCACTCCGGTCAACTTTGGTTCCGGTGACGCCACTAGGATTAACAGTAATGTAGAACATCGGATAGGGCAGTCTATCCAAGGCGGCGTAGCCAATTTGTCTTTTGGCGGATACATGGCCGATATCAATTTCGTGGACGGTTCCGCGTTGGGCCCGTCTTCTTTCGGGGAACTAAAAGAAAATATTTGGATACCAAAGGATACTTCTGGATTATACGCTAGCGCAGGGGCTAACTCCTTCCGTTTACAATTCAAAAATTCTTCTACCGGATCAGCCTCATCGAGCACGGTTGGTGCAGATACATCTGGCAAGAATAATCATTTCTCTAGCACGAACATTGCATCAACAGATGTTACAAATGACTCACCCACGAATAACCACGCTACATTCAATCCCGAAATAATTATGATGAATAACGCCAGCAGTTATAGAGCTATTGGTAGTTTTTCAGATGGTAATTTACTTTTAACAACAGATGCTGATAACGAGTCTGGAACAGTGCCTTTCGGTGCTACTTCAGGCAAATATTACATGGAGTTGACAAGCGTAACATTAGGCAACCGACAGCAAATCATGGTTTTTTCACGAGATGATTTCAGGGGTGACTCGGGGGCAGTGACGACAAGTAGTGATGGTTCGGGTAATGCAACGGATCGTGAAACTTGGACAAGCGGCGATGTTATTGGAATAGCCGTTGATCTTGATAACAGCAAGGTCTTCATCGCCAAAAATAATAATTATTTTGGGACAAGCAATCCTGCAACAAACACGGGTGGGGACAGTTTAAGTAAATTCACTGGTGTAGGCGTTAGGCACGATAGCGGAGGGACAAACACTACAACAATCCGTTTCAATGGAGGGCAGTTGGCGTTCACACACTCTCCACCTTCTGGCTTTAAGAGTTTATCGACAGCAAACCTGAATAGTCCTGCGATTGACCCTAATGAAGAAGACAATCCAACGGAGTATTTTAATACCGTGCCTTATCCAGGAACATCTGGCGATAAAACTGTTACTGGAGTCGGCTTTCAACCTGATTGGGTTTGGATTAAGCAAAGAAACTCTGCGGCAGATCATCAATTATACGATTCTGTGAGGGGTGTTACTGAACTCTTAGAATCAAATCGAACCGAGAAAGAGGTACCAAAGTCAGAAGGATTGAAATCTTTTGATTCTGACGGATTTACTCATGGCGTTGAATCAGCAGGGAATGACAACTCCGGAACGCACGTTGCTTGGAACTGGAAAGCAGGTGGCGCACCTACTGCTGATAATTCCGCAGGAGCGGGAAATACGCCTACAGCAGGGAGCGTGAAAATCGATGGCGCAAATTTAGGTTCTGCACTTGCAGGCACAATTCCGGCAACACGAATTTCAGCAAACACTGAAGCTGGCTTTAGTATTGTGTCTTACACTGGCACTGGATCGAATGCGACAGTGGCTCACGGGCTTGGGGCTGTTCCAGAATGGATAATTTTTCGTGACAGAGATAACACCAATGATTGGGGAATGTACCATGTTGGTTTAGGAAACACTCATTTTATAAAACTCAATAGCAATGGCCCATCCATTGATCTAGACACGCTTTTTAATGATACAACGCCAACGTCTAGCGTGTTTAGTTTGGGAACTGCCAACATAGCAAATAACACAGCGGCGACTATCGCGTACTGTTTTGCACCAAAAGAAGGGTACTCAAAGTTTGGTTCATATGTGGAACATTATGTTAGCGACTATGATGTTGACTCGCCGTATGTGCATACCGGATTTAGGCCTGCATTCCTTATAATAAAAGGAACAAGCAATGGGCGTGATTGGGTTATTTATGATAGCAAACGTACACCGGACGATGGGGTATACCTAACGGCAAATCAAAATGCCGCAGAACAAACAGACGCAACGAATCATGATATTTCGTTTTTTAGTAATGGTTTTAAGATACGTGGTGGGTCTGGAGATATCAATACAACAGGTGAGTCATACATTTATATGGCGTTTGCAGACCAGCCATTTAAGTTCGCCAACGGAGGAACAGAATAATGTGGGCTTACGAAGGGAAACAAGTCAGAGAAGGCAAGGTCTTCCAAGACAAGAATGGTCGAAAGTATCCTCCTCAGTGGTGGTATAGGACAACAGATGAAGAAAAGATTTCGTTGGGTCTGGTAAAAATTCCTGCTCCAAAGACCTGGGACAATCGATTCTACTGGGGGTGGAACGCTGATGAAACGTCACTCATCGAACGATCTCTCACAGACATCAACGAGGTTGACTCCGAAGGCAATCCCATCCTCGACGAAGACGGAAACCAAGTCGTCACTCTTGGACTCAAATCAGTCGCAATCACAAAAACAAAAGAAACAGCGAGAACAAGATTATCAAAAACTGATTGGTATGTTACGCGTAAGACAGAAGCGGGAACGGCGATACCAGATACCGTTGCAAATTACAGAACGGCTGTCCGCAATAAATGCAAAACTATCGAAGATGCGATAAACGCTTGCGATACGTTGGCTAAATTTATCGCCCTGTATGACACGCCTATGAAAGATGGCAAGCCAACGGGCAATGCACCACTCCACGATTGGCCCGAGGAAATCTAAATGGACAACAGAACTGTCGCTTCCGCACATTCACAGATCAACAAGGTTCAGTCCAACCTGGCAACGCATGAGGCAGTCTGCGCAGAACGTTGGGCAGAGATGCTGCACCGTGTGAAGCGTATCGAAATGATTATGATCTCCACTGCTGGAGCGTCTCTGCTCCTGCTCATATCCCTTGTACTAAGATCGTGATCTTTGAAGCCATTGCCGTAGTTCAAACCGCAAACACCGCGATTGGTGCGGTGAAAGAGCTACTGAAGAATGGCAAAGATATTACGGATTGTGCTGAACAGCTAGGCAAATACTTTGACGCGAAGGCAGAAATCCAGAAAAAATCAGGAAGTTCGCAATCAACAGGTTCTGATTTAGAAAACTTTCTCCACCTCGAAAAGTTACGCCAACGCGAAGAAGAGTTGAAAACCATGCTCATCTATCAGGGCAGAGCAAACCTTTATCAAGATTTTTTGAGGTATGCGGCAGAAGCCAAGCGCAATCGTGATGAGGCGTTGGAAGCACAGAAGAAAGCCAAGATCCAAAAGCGCCAAAGAAACCTGGCTTTGTTACGGTCTATGGTTATTGTATTTATATGTTTGTTGGGACTGGCTAGTATCGGTGGCTTTATTTATTGGGTCGCAAATATGAGGCCAGTATGATTTATGTGTTCGCGTTGATTGTCATGACAGCAGAAGGAACCGTGATACCAGACAAGAAGGCATATTTTTACTCAATTGACAGATGCAATTATTTCGCTGATCGAGTGAGTAGAACAAGATACAATTATTGGACTAAACGCAAGGTGCAAGCGTATTGCATCCCTGAGTGGGTCAACCCCAAGAGCACAAAGATACTGAGGTAACTATGCTTGGAGTCATCGGAAAAATACTTGGGTCAGAGAAAGTCATCGAGAGCGGGCTGAAACTGATTGACGACATGCATACTTCAACTGAAGAAGAGGTCAAAGCCAAGGCTGATGCGAAAACCCAGCTTCTGCAAGCCTACGCCCCTTTTAAAATCGCTCAACGCTACCTTGCTCTCATGTTCGGCCTGACGTTTCTAGGCAGCTATGTTCTAGTCCTGGGTATGACTATCTCAGGCCAGGGCGACCCAGATGCAGTGACCAAAGTCATGGAGCAATTCAGCATAAACTATGCGATGCTGATTATCTTGGGTTTCTATTTCGGTGGCGGCGCTGTCGAAGGCTTCTTGGATAGGAAGAAGAAATAATGGCTGAGTCCTTAATGAAAAAAAATAAAAACCCATACCAAAAATACATGGGATTGTCTTGGATGAAGAGAGCCTTGAACCCAAACACGCCAACGACAAAAAACAACAAAACTATATTCACGGAATCAAACGAATTCCAAGGCAAAGAGATCCTCTACCCCACAGTCAGAATGATTGATGGGAAGCTGACTGAGCTCAGTAGCAAGCAAGCGTTTGATATGGCAGTAAAAAACAAAGACTTTATTATCTTTCAGGATGGGCGATCTGCAAATAACTTTGCGAAAGGGCTGACAGACTACATATCAGAATTAAGGAAAAAATAATGGCTAGATCTTTGATGCGGAAGTTCCGCGAAGTCAAAAAGAAAGATGGTGTCCCCGTCAAGTATACTGCTGGTGCTGCCAACCCAGAAGCGAGGAGAGCAGAGATCAAGCGCACAGCGGAGAAGTACCGCAAGGGTACGCTCACCAAAGAGGAGATGGACCGCATCTCGAAACAAAGGAGCAGATCATAATGGCGACATACAAAGGAATCAGCTCAAGATTTTCTCGGTCCACAATGGAGAAGGTCTATAAACGTGGGCTTGGGGCGTACTATTCGGCAGGGTCTCGACCAAAAGTTTCAGCACACCAGTGGGCAATGGGAAGACTCAAATCATTTGTCACAGGCAAGGGTGGTGCGCGTAAGGCAGATAAAGATCTTCTGAACAAGTGATGAGGTTTGCGGATATGGATGTAGACAAACTGAAAGACCAGTTGATTCTACATGAGGGATTGGAGCTCAAGACTTACCAATGCAGCGCAGGATACATAACGCTCGGTGTCGGGCGCAACGTAGAAGAGTTAGGCATTACCGAAGACGAAGCCAGGTATCTCCTGGACAACGACATCCTGAGGGTCAGCAAGGAGCTGGACAATGCGATGCCTTGGTGGAGAGACATGAGCGAGGTGCGCCAGAGAGTTGTAGTTGATATGGTGTTCAATCTCGGGATGAGTCGCTTTCTGAATTTTAAAAACGCTATCAATGCGATGCAGGAAGAGGATTGGGAAGAGGCAGCGGCTCAAATGTTAGATTCAAGGTGGGCAGACCAGGTAGGCCAGCGAGCCCACCGTCTTGCCAAAGCAATGATTGAGGATCAGTTGGAGGTCTAAATGCCAGAAAAATTAGAGCGAAGCCTGATGGCCCAGGCTAGAAAGAAGGGGCTCAAGGGTAAAGAACGCGATAGGTACGTCTACGGGACGCTGCAGAAGATCGCAGGGCCAAAGGAGTCTGAGAAGGCTTCTCGCACAGGTAGCGTAAGGCGTGGCTAAGACCCCAGCTTGGCAGCGCAAAGAGGGTCAGAACCCCAAGGGTGGTCTCAATGAGAGGGGTCGCAGATCTTATGAGAGAGAGAACCCAGGATCTAACCTGAAGCGCCCAATCAAGTCAGGCGACTCTCCACGTAGAGCAAGCTTCCTTGCGCGCATGGGTGCAGCCAGAGGCCCAGAAAAGAAAGATGGTAAGCCCACTAGGTTACTTTTGTCACTCCGAGCTTGGGGTGCGAGTAGTAAAGCAGATGCCAGAGCGAAAGCTCGGGCAATATCGAAACGAAACAAAGCAAAAGCGTGAGGTGATTTATGCCAGGACATTATGGAAAAGGCTCAGGTATGAAGCCAAAAGGTTCGCAAATGTCAGCCATGAAGAAGGCTAGAGAGAAGAACAGAGAGAAAATGGGCGGGGCTAAGCCGCCCATGAAAAAGATGAAGTAGTTACCCTTTGAACCTGTCCCAGGAGTTTCCTGTGCTAGGTTGTCTCGGTTCTGGCGCAGCGGTCTTGTCTTTGTCGTTGATAAAGACTTTAGCGTTGAGACCGACAGGCCAATGCTTGGCCTCTCCTAGGCCCTTCTCTTTGATCGTGACCTTGAGGTTAGCCCCTACGCTGCGAAGGATGTCTAGCGCCTCCTCAATTGCTTCCTGCTGTGAAACTAACATCGGGGCGTATTTGCGTGTCTGCTCATCGTAAGGGGTCTTGACCTCAAACCAGGCGCTGACCTGATACTCTCTATCGTGGGTAACCCCTACGTCGCCTCTTTTCCCTGTATTTGGATCAGGCTTTCGGAGTGGTTGCATTTTAGCATTGCTGAAGTGTGGGTATGCCATAATTTTCTCCTAAAATGGGATTTCGTCTTTTGAATCAAGTGGTGGAACTGGTGGCAGTGGATCAGGCTCTGTGCCATGTGTCTCTGCGACAGGCATTTCTGGCTCACTCAGCTCCTTGCTTTTCTCGTCCAACGCATTGGTAACCATCGTCACCAAGGTTTTACTAGATGCCGCAAGTGACTCTAGTTTTTTCTCATTCTTTGTTGTCCACAAATGAATCTGACCGATCTTGGTCATTGCATGAATCTCTTTGCAGGCTTGTTCTGCAAACTGGGTTTGAGTTTCTGCGTTCTTTTGTTGCGGCGATCTGTTCACTGGCTTTGGCTTAGCCCCTTCCTGATGCGATACGGTTGGTTTGGCCGCATCATCATCTTCCTGTGCAATTCCCAAGCAAGCGGCCAAGGCATATCTCCTGGCGTATGTAATCGTTGTCCCTGCCTGTTGAGGCGCTGACATACGACTGCTTGTCTCTTGAGGAATAGAATACTCCGACTGAATATACTCCCCCGACTCATGCATCAAGATCGTGGTAACTGAGACACCTTGCACGCCTGATCCAAGCATCTGACAGACAGACAACTTATTGATCGCTAACGGCTGTTTAACGGCGTTCAAGATGTTAGCCAAATCAGCATATTTATAATTATGGCCTTGGCTATCTCTTGTCGGATTATCCACCTCTGCCTGAAACTTGCTCAATGCAGCGGCTAGTTTTCCTATACTCTCTGATCTACTTACAGAGCTTTGTGCGTCGTTCATCGTATCCCCCATATTCTCTTTGCTTCTTCAATAACACCAGGCGGCTCAGACCACGAGATGTGACTAAAGTTTGGTGGTTGTGACAGCAACAAGGACTCTTTACTGTCGTGGGCCTTCAGGTTGCTTTCTATCGCTCGATGGTGGATATACATCTCCTGACAGCATTGCTCAAGAAACTCAGGTTTGAGTTGATCGCAATTGTCTTGATTAAAGATGCGATAATCATCTTCTCTTGCATACAACAGCCATACAGGTTTTCTTCCGTTGATGTACCACCCACCCGCCACCTGGAAGACATTGTTGATAGTAAACATTCCATCCAAAGTCTTTGGCAATGACGCTTTTTTCTTGCCCGATGGGTTTTTGTCTTGCGAGGGCCATTTGGTTTTCAGATCGCCAACGCCAACGTAATCTGGGCGGTTGATATGAGGTAACTCGTTGTCAAAAAGACAGCCTTTGAGCTCGCTTTCGCCAACGATCTGCTGCCCCGACATCACTTCTCGCAATCCTTCAACACTGCATTTGATAGTATCTGTCAAGACCTCATTACAAATCTCCCAATCTCTTGCGTCTTTCCCGTTATCCCATGTGCGTATTGTATGACTGTGAAATTTTTGTAAAGCAAGATCGTAGATTTCCGCTGGATCTTGTTGTTTTATAAGGATTTCATCACACGCCCACTGCACCACGGTACCAGCCCACATCTTACTGTTTGAGCTTTCGTTGTGTCTGTGATCGAGCCTGTTGATCGTTGCCCAGGCATCCTCAAGGTCATGATCGTCAACTGATGTCCTGGTGATATCCCAGGCTTTTGCGACAAGCGGTCGGACATGGCATTTGTCGAACAATTCTTTTGCGGGCTCTGCACTCTTACTATTTTTGTGATGATAGTAATGATGCCGTAATGCCCAATCAGGTGTTTGCATTGTTTTCTCCCATTTGTTCTTTCATCCATTTTTCGATGTCGCTTTTCAGCCAAACCGATCTTCTATCAGAAATCTGATGCTGTTTTGGAAATTTTCCTTCACTTATCATTCTGTAGATACTTGCTCGAGATAGCGTAGTTGCTGCCATCACTTCATCTAACTTGAGAAATTGCATTAAAACGCTCCTTCATTATTCGGAAGTCAGCAAGGGTCAGAAAGTCATCTAGCGAGATTGACTCCTCATCCTGCTCTTCCATTGGAATTGCGGGCAACCTTCTTAGGGTTCTCCAAAGAACATAAGTTGATTCCAACAGCTGCATTAGATGTTTGATTGACTCACGATACTCATGACGATGCTTGTTTGCCTTCTTCACAAATCGTCTTCTGAATATCGGGTCTTCTCCCCTTGCAAGCATGATTTTATTGGTGTCCCTCATCTTTCTTGCTTCACGCAATTTGACCTCTGGATAACTACCTAGACCCAGATCGTGCCTACGCCCCTGGGACATATAACGATGTATCCAGTATTTTGATCCATTTTCACGAATAAGAAGATGCAGACCGTTACCGTCATATAGCTTTCCTGGCTGGCTTGCTGATTCAACTTCATGTGCCTTCAACTGATTTCTATTCATAGCTCTCCTTTGTTTATGTTGTTCATCCTATAGTATCTTATAGTAATCCAAGATACAATAAAAGAAAAGCAAAACCGAGAGAAGTGATAACACTCGGTAAACTGTTGACAAATCGGCCTTGGAGATTTAAGTGAGGCTTGCCGACAAAGTGTCCGTGTACCTGGGGGTAGTAGGAAAATGGTAAACAGCAGAGATAAAGGCGCGACATTTGAGCGAGAAGTTTGCAGCCTGATTAGGGAGCATTTGGGAGTCGAGGCCAAGCGAAACCTGATGCAAACTGCGGGAGGTGGTTTTGATGTG